AGACTCAGACTTACCAAATCTGATAAATAAGTTGATTAGAAACTTAGACATAGTTTGTTAGTTTTTCCAAACATAGCTAGATTGCTAGTATTAGACAAGAAACCTTAATGTTATGGCTGAAGATACTACCAAAGAAGTAGAACAAGAAGAACCGCAACAAGGTAATTCAATACTTTCAAACCTTGTCCAGATGATTATACTTTTTTGGAGTTTGGGGGTCATTTCTTTTGCGTACTTCGGAAATTCAACCCGACAAATTGACACGACCTTCGCGGCTGGATTGCTGTCAGCAGTGATGTCTAACATGGGCCTACAAGTAAAATCAGCTACAAATGGCAAAAAGAAACTTGGTAAGGTTAATATTGTAGATAATAGTAAAAACAAAGTTGGTATCAAATGAAAAAACTAATTCCATTTATCATCTTTCTTTCTCCATCTAGTGCCTTTGCTGAAATAACAGCTAAATATGTGACCTCTGCACAAATTTCCATAGACTCGCCTTATGTAATTACAAATGCCGCACCTAGTACATACTCTATAAGTGGAAATAATGTTACTACCTCTACAGGAACAGGGGACAGTGTGGTGACAAATGGGTTAGGTGGCTTAAATCTTGGCAGCTTAAGTAATGGTGTACCAGCTTTAGTTAATACAAATAAATCGGTGACAACTGCTGGGTCTGCCTTCTCTCTCAGCGAAAGTTATCAGGCTGGTGACGTAACACAATCAGCAATCACTCCATCAAGCGGCATAGCGACATTACCAGTATTAGGTGGACAAACAACAGTTATCTCTGGTGGAACTGCTGGAAGTTTAGCTCTTACTTCTTTATCCTCTGGTATTCATACTTGTACTGCTGGCGGTTCTGGTACTAGCTGCATTGCCTCAACTACTGTTCAGATTGAAATTGACTAGATTTTGGCTAATATTAATAATATTATTACCTCTGAGAACCCTTGCAACGCCTGTAGTACCCCAGTTCCGTAGCGGTTCTAGTACTCAAAGTTCTACTTCGCAATCTGTAATTAATGAGCAAATTTCAAGCTATTCGTGGAATAATGGCTATTCCTATTCCGCAAGTGGTCACAACATTGAGTCGGCTGATCTCAACGGATATATCAATGCTGACGTTGTTACAGAAACAACTCAAACACTTCAAGGGGTCAATTTTAGTTGGACTTCTCCAAACTTAGAGGCAGTTCCAAGATGGAAAATCAAAAATCCACACGAAAGTTTCAGTTTAGTAGAGTCACTACAGGGAAGTGGAATCGACACAATAACTCATATAAATCGAACAATAACAACAACTACAACCACCGAAACAACCTCTGTCTTTGGGCAATAATTTTATTTCTAAGCCCTGCAAAAGTTTTGGCAAATACTACAGTTGCAAGTCCTAGCTCAAATGCACAAGGGGTAGTAAATAACAATGCAACAATGATAACTCCCTCCAGCTTGCCTCAAAATCGCTACAGTCAAGGGATTGTTTGCACCTCGCCCAGTTTGACCGTAACTCCTTATTTAACAGATGCGTGGTCATTCAACCGCCCTACAGAATACGTTACAAGACAGAATATATATGATGAAGATACAGGAGAAGTAAAATATGTCCAAGAAACCCCAAGATTTGAAAAAGATAATTACAACTTAAATTATGGAATATCTATGCAATTCAATATTCCTTTAGGTAATGGTGGGGAACTTTGTAAAAAAGCTGCAAAGGTAAATATCGAAGCTCAAGAGTTGTTAATTAAAAAAACTAAGCTTGAAATGGCCTTGTATAGACTAGAGGTTTGCTCAAAAATGGCTCAGAGTGGAGCAGTCCTTGTGGGTAAACACGCAGTCACTTGTGAAGATGTAAGGATTATTACAAAACCAAACCAAGTATTGCCTCATACTCATAAAATTCAAAAAAAATAGGCCTTTTAAATCGCCTGTAAAGGGCTTGTAAAATCCTTTGCTTATGTTTATACCTTGTTTTTTTTAGAAAAACGCTTGCTTATATTTTTTATAGCAGCCTTTGCAGCTCCTTGTATCAGAGGGACAAGAGCCGCAGACCCACCAGCGACCACACCAATAACAGCAGTAGAAATAAGAACTTCAGGTGTCCCAATAAAAGTTTCTCGAAAGGGTACGTCCTCATAAATAGTAAGGCACTCTGTTTTGTCTGAGGATAACTTATGTGCTACTACTCTTTCAATCCGTTTTGCGTTTCTGTAATCTCCAACTTTTTGCTCTTTTTTACTTGGACACTCTGGGATTACTAATTCTTCTTTTTTCTTTTTTGGTGTTTTAGTCTCTGGAATATCTGCCTCTGGCATTTGTGGAGCATCATTTGTGATCGGCAAATCCTCAGTAATTACCAACTGATCTGGTCTGTAATCAATAGGGTGAAAGTTGGGAAATAAAGACTCTCCACACGTTAGAAACACGCCGTTTGGGTCATCAAGCAAAAGCTGAGTATTACCAGTATTTTTTATATCTCTATGCTGATAAGTACAACCTACAACATCTATTTCTAAATTTGTTATTACAGGCAATACAGGGTCAGGCTTGTATATCTCAGGGATATAGACCTCTGGAATATCTATTTGTTTGATACCTATTTCTGGAATCTCCATCAATCATATGCGTCTCTTCTTGTATAAACCTCAACATAAGAATTACATTTTGGACAAGTTAGATTAGTTACCATTGAATATTCTGTATCATCTTCAGTTTCATGATCGCCACCCCAAATCAATTGAGTTTCGCAATGCCAGCAGTTCATTTATTTTGTTGGAATTGGTGGTTTATATGTTGGAATAGTACCGCCTGTCATATCTGGTAAAGCATTATCTAATACTTTGGGCATTATGCCAGAAACGTTATCAAGAACCTCATTCATTACTCTAGCCTTGAATGACTCAGAGGTTACAAATCTGTAAGCGTAGTATGAACCTCCCAGCATTGACAAGGTTAAAAAAAGCGACAACAATGAAGCTATCTGGCAAATCTTTTGAAACATGGTTAAACAGGCAATACTTAAAGCAATTTCTCACACTTTAATTATATCAATGCTAATCATTCTGCCTACCATTGCACCGCTTTATCTAATTACCTCTCTTATGACTACCAAGGTACACCAGAACTTACAGTAGGTGTTTTTGATTCTGTTATTTGTGCAGCAATTTTGGTTTCAATAGCTGTAACTTCATCAGAACCTAGTGCAGCTTTAGCCCATGCAATTGCATTATCTTTTGTTATATCTGCATAAGCAGTAAATGATGAAGAATCAGCTTCCGCAATCTTAATTGAACCATAGGCAGAACCAATATGGACTTTAGCAGAATCGCCACTGCCTACAGTTTCAGAATCACTAGCTCTCCAGTGAATATTTGTAACGACATCAGATAAAGAACCTACAGTTTTTGTTGCATCTAAGGCAACAATATCCCAAGTAACAGCCATGACAATAAGTTTTTATTTTTATTTTACTTTGATTCTAAAGGTTGTACAACATCACTAAGTTTTTCAAGCTGTTTTAATGCACCCTGATCTTCAATAATAGGTTGAGTAAGTTTGTTTTTTTCTGCCACTTTCTCTTGTATTTCTCTTTCTAACATTTGCAATTTTGCAATATTTAAATCAAGACGAGTTTTTGTCTCGTCATAAAGCTCTTGTGGTGTTGTCATAAAAATAATTTAATTATCCAATTATACTAAGCTGCTTCAAGTGTTTCAACTTTTGTTATAAGTTCTTGAACAGCAGCTACAAGTAAAGGAACAAGTTGTGAATGATCTATTCCTTGATATTTAGGTATAGTTTCTTTTATATCCCCGATGCTTTTACCTTCAGGTATTTCATCAACATCTCTATATAAAACATTTTCTGTTTCATCTTTATCACCTGTTACAGCTTGTGGAACAACAGCTTGCGTTTCGTGAGCAAAAAATCCGTCTTGGGTTATTGATGGTGTAATTTTAAAGTTAAATCTATATGGCTTAAGTTGTTTTAATCTTGTAATACCATCAGAAATAGATACTTCATTTTCTTTTAGCCTATAATCTGAACTTGTATTATAAACTGTACTGGAACCATTTGTTCTAATAGTTCCAACTCCATTACCATCGGAATTTGCAAATTTTATCATTGTTCTTTGGGTTCCACCGCTAGCACCATTATGTCTGATAATGATTGCGTCTCTATCATCAGAACCATTGAAAAAAAAGCTTGCTACATTTTGACTAGAACCACTATGAAGAACATGAAGTCTAGGGTCACCAATACGAGTTGTACCATCATCACCTATCATTAATCCACCAGAGGAATCTTTAATCTGCATACGGGTTGTATTATTTGTTCCAAAAAGCATATTTGCACTTTCAGCATTTGAAATATTAGCCAATCCACTGCTTAGTGATGAAAGCATAAGTCCGGCATCATCACCCTCCCCTGTGCCTGCATTTGATAACTGTAAAGCACAAGTTCCAGAGCTAGTATTATGAATTTTTACTTGCCTTCCACTCGTTCCGACAATATACAATGCAGGGCTAGAACCACCACCCGAATAAGAAGTGGCTCCTAAATTTAGCGTCCCTGCATCGTTAATTCTCATTCGCTCACTATCATTAACAGTAAAAATCATTTTATTGCCGTCATGATCATATGTAAGTCGTCCAATTCGACTTGTTGAACCAGTACTATTAGCGTCACCAAAATTTATAGTGGACTCATCTGCAAAGCCTGAATATATAGTCAAACCATGTGCGTTAGTATTCGCTCCAATAATTAGATCAGTCGCACCAGCAGAGGCAGATGAATTACTACCAAGCACCATCGAAGAACCATCAAAAGTTAAAGCCGACTCACCATTTAAAGTATTAGCAGTACCAGAACCAGTAATAACCCTGTTATCTGCGTTGTTGTTTATTGTTGTAGCAGTTCCAGTAATTCCTGTAAGAGCAGAGCCATCACCAGAAAAAGCGGTTGCTGTACAAGTTCCCGTCACCGTAAATCCACCGGTTACCGTTTCCGCTTTTTTCGAATTATTAAAAAAGAGCTCTACACCCTCAGTGCTTTTAAATATTGCCATTGTATCGCTAGCACTACTACCACCTTTAATATTGATATTGCTATTATTTGTTTGTATATTTAACGGACCAGTTCCAACATCTTCAACAATAGAACTACTGCTGTCATGTCTGATAACCAAGTCACCATTGTTTCCAAAAGAAGCTTTAGCATTATCAGCAAATAGCAACTCATTACTCGATTTATCAAAAGTAATATTTGCACTTGCTCCTGTAAAAGTCATATCTCCACTTAGCGTCAAGCCTGTAAGAGTACCAAGAGAAGTTACGTTTGTTTGTGCCGCAGTTGATAATGTTCCGGCAAGCGTTGTTGCTGTTAATGTTCCTGTAACTGTAAGACCGCCAGAAACAACCTCTGCTTTTGTAGAACCGCCAAGTTGTAGTTTTAAAGATCCTGTACCATTATCATTAATAATGCTATCGCTTGCGTCATGAAATAT